ATGCTCAGAAATATTTCATCCTGTTTATTTCCACATATCAGCACAATTACATCCCCCAACCATTATTTGTCCGAATGGGATGATTGGGAGAAACAGGGGTTACCGGAAGAACAGCGTACTGAGGCGGTAAGAAGACTTCGTGCATGTCTTACCTCTAAGGGGCATAAACTGGACCTGCGAGCCTTGGCGCTTTCCTCGTTACCTGTACTCCCTGCTTGCATTAAAAAGCTTGATGTGAGCTGTAATAAATTAACCATCCTTACTGATTTACCTGAAAATATTAAAGAACTTATTGCAAGAGATAATTTCTTAACACATATATCTGCATTACCACATTATCTAATAACTTTGGATGTGTCCGAAAATCAATTAGAGAATCTGCCGTTATTACCAGACACCATCAAATCACTAAGCGCAGAGTATAATAGGTTATCCACACTGCCTTCATTACCCTTGAATTTAAAAAACTTGAGGTTAGGAACAACGAACTGCAAACTCTTCCATCTCTGCCTTCTAATCTTAAGATACTTAAGGTTGCGCACAACCATCTTACTGAACTGCCCCCTTTACCTAGGAGACTGCAACTTCTTTTTGCATATAGCAATAGATTAAGCAACTTACCAAACATCCAAGAAAATATTATCATGAGAAGATTTTTTTATTTTGAAAACAACCAAATAACTACAATCCCGACAAATCTTTTTCGTTTAGATCCTCATATAACTATTGAGATTGCAAATAACCCCTTATCAGATCAAACTCTGCTATTCTTAATACAGCAAACTTCGGTTCCAAATTTTAACGGGCCTCAGTTTCGTATTTCCCTGTCAGACCAAAACAGACTGTTTTTACGCCAGATGTTGCCGCAAAATTTACATTCGCGCCATATCAGAGTCATCACTGAAGGGGGGCAGAACTTTCAGATCCCCCCTCTTCCCGAAACTGTGGCAGCCTGGTTTCCTGAAGCAGATCGTCGGGAGGTTTCTACACAATGGACTTCTTTTTCCACCGAGGAGAATTCCCGGGCATTCTCCGCGTTCCTTGACCGCCTTTCCGATACCGTCTCTGCACGCAATACCTCCGGATTCCGTGAACAGGTCGCTGCATGGCTGGAAAAACTCAGTGCCTCTGCGGAGCTTCGACAGCAGTCTTTCGCTGTTGCTGCTGATGCCACTGAGAGCTGTGAGGACCGTGTCGCGCTCACATGGAACAATCTCCGGAAAACCCTCCTGGTCCATCAGGCATCTGAAGGCCTTTTCGATAATGATACCGGCGCTCTGCTCTCCCTGGGCAGGGAAATGTTCCGCCTCGAAATTCTGGAGGACATTGCCCGGGATAAAGTCAGAACTCTCCATTTTGTGGATGAGATAGAAGTCTACCTGGCCTTCCAGACCATGCTCGCAGAGAAACTTCAGCTCTCCACTGCCGTGAAGGAAATGCGTTTCTATGGCGTGTCGGGAGTGACAGCAAATGACCTCCGCACTGCCGAAGCCATGGTCAGAAGCCGTAGAAGAGAATGAATTTACGGACTGGTTCTCCCTCTGGGGACCATGGCATGCTGTACTGAAGCGTACGGAAGCTGACCGCTGGGCGCAGGCAGAAGAGCAGAAGTATGAGATGCTGGAGAATGAGTACCCTCAGAGGGTGGCTGACCGGCTGAAAGCATCCGGTCTGAGCGATGATGCGGATGCGGAGAGGGAAGCAGGAGCACAGGTGATGCGTGAGACTGAACAGCAGATTTACCGTCAGCTGACTGACGAGGTACTGGCCCTGCGATTGTCTGAAAACGGCTCACAACTGCACCATTCATAATCACATCGCATAAACCACAGACCGGACTGACTCCGGAAAAACAGAGGCCCGCCCCCGGGCCTCCCCGGATTCATCCGTTTCCCTGTTCAGCCTGACAGCACGCCCCGGCGGCCGGATGACAGACTCCGCTTCGGTAAGCAAAGCGGTCTTCTGTGATTCCGCCAGTTGCGGCTTATTCATTACTCAACGTCAAACGCCCGAATTGAAGCCAAATCATCCAGACCGCTCAGCTCCTCTTTCATTTCACGCTGACGGCGATAAATCTCATCGTTGCGATCGACCTGCGCCTGCACCATTGCTGCCGCCAGTTCTTCCAGTTCCGGCATCGACAGTTTCACCTGCTGATTATCGGCATCACCCCACGTCATCACGTCCCGTACAATGTCGGATTTCGCAGCCATTACCACCGGATAAAGGCGGCCCAGTGAGTTGGGGCCAGCATTCCAGATACGACCGTTCCATTCAAACGTGAACGGCTTCGCCTCCTGTTCTGTGCGCCATGCTTCAATTTCCTGACGTCTGGCCTCTCTGGCCGCTTCCAGCATTTCTGGTGTCACAGTGAATGGGGCTATCTCACCCCATTTGCCACTTTGCAGTTCCTGCCAGATTCGCTGACCCGTCGGTGCGACATCATCAGCGGTGGCTGTGTAGGGGACTGCCTGGTCCCTGTCGTCAAAAAAACGTCACAGTCTACTGCGCCACTTTCGGTATAACGGGGATTAATGATTTTTTAATTTCCACGGTGCATTCCTCACGATGTGCGAATAAAAAGCCCGGGCATTGCGCCAGAGACATGTGAGGTAGCCTGAGTTTAACGGACACTCCTTCCTGAAATAGAATGGCATCAGAAGGAGCTAATAATGAGCAGAAAAACCCAACGTTACTCTAAAGAGTTCAAAGCCGAAGCTGTCAGAACGGTTCTTGAAAATCAACTTTCGATCAGTGAAGGCGCTTCCCGATTATCTCTTCCTGAAGGCACTTTAGGACAATGGGTTACCGCCGCCAGAAAAGGGCTCGGTACTCCTGGTTCCCGCACGGTGGCTGAACTGGAATCTGAAATTCTGCAACTGCGTAAGGCGTTAAATGAAGCTCGCCTTGAGCGCGATATATTAAAAAAATCAACAGCGTATTTTGCACAGGAGTCGCTGAAAAATACGCGTTAATCGAACAATGGCGACAACAATTTCCCATTGAAGCGATGTGTCAGGTATTTGGTGTATCCAGGAGCGGTTATTACAACTGGGTACAGCATGAACCCTCAGACAGAAAACAAAGTGATGAGCGGCTAAAACTGGAGATTAAGGTGGCACATATCCGCACTCGCGAAACATATGGAACCCGGCGGCTCCAGACGGAGCTGGCAGAGAATGGCATCATCGTTGGTCGTGACCGACTGGCACGTCTTCGTAAGGAGCTGAGGCTACGCTGTAAGCAGAAACGCAAGTTCAGAGCGACTACGAACCCGAACCACAATCTGCCAGTTGTGCCAAATCTGCTGAACCAGACGTTCGCTCCTACAGCACCAAATCAGGTCTGGGTGGCGGACCTGACGTATGTTGTACTGGCATCAAAGATGTTTATACGTGCGAAATTGTCGGCTACGCCATGGGAGAGCGCATGACAAAAGAGCTGACAGGTAAAGCCCTGTTTATGGCGCTCAGGAGCCAGCGCCCACCTGCCGGGCTAATCCACCACTCTGATCGAGGTTCACAGTACTGCGCATACGATTACCGGGTCATACAGGAGCAGTCTGGTCTGAAAACATCAATGTCGCGTAAAGGTAACTGTTACGACAACGCTCCGATGGAAAGCTTCTGGGGAACGCTGAAAAATGAGAGCCTGAGCCACTATCGTTTTAATAACCGGGATGAAGCCATCTCAGTAATACGGGAATACATTGAGATTTTCTACAATCGTCAGCGTCGTCACTCTCGTCTGGGGAATATCTCCCCGGCAGCCTTCAGGGAAAAATATCATCAGATGACTGCTTAAAAAAGAACAAATGGTAGTGTCCGCTATTGCCAGTACACCTCATATTGGCTACGTAATTAAAACAGAAAATAAAGAAACCCCATTCACTGTAGTTGATATCGACGGTCTATCAGGAAACTTTAAAACTCTTGTTGAAGGTGCCACAAAAATGTGCCTAGTTTACATCGGAAATAATCTGCCCGCAGAAAAAAAGCCGAATTTCTGGCAAATCTGATTGCAATGAAATTAAAAGGTGAAATCTGAAAAAAAGAAAGCCTGCACAGTGTGCAGGCCTGAGTGAAGAACCTGGGACATTTATTCATCACTCGCAGTAATTTTAATCTGAGTTGAGGTTAAAAAACAATGAGCACAAAACCACTCTTCCTGTTACGGAAAGCGAAAAAATCATCCGGTGAACCTGACGTCGTCCTGTGGGCAAGCGACGATTTTGAATCGACCAGCACCACTCTGGACTATCTGCTCGTTAAGTCAGGTAAAAAACTGAGCAACTATTTTAAAGCTGTTGCCACAAATTTTCCTGTCGTTAATGACCTTCCCCCTGAAGGTGAGATCGATTTTACCTGGAGTGAACGCTATCAACTCAGCAAAGACTCCATGACATGGGAACTAAAACCGGGAGCAGCGCCAGACGACGTTCACCACCAGGATAATGCTCAAGAAACCAAAGAACTGGCGGGAGGCCAGGAAGAAAACGCGCAGGCAGACGCCCACGAGGATTGCCAGGATTGCGAAGTCTCTGTAGCCACTTTGCGGTTCACACAGCGTCTTCTGCACATTTTTACGTATGCTGCCGGGGATCGGAAATACCTGCATCATGCCACCCGTGAACAACGCAAACACATTACTGCTCTTGAGATGGATCAGGAAAACAGCTATGTCCAGAATCTGCTGTTGGCCATACGCGGCATGGCAGAACCGACAACTCTGGATAATGCCGCCCTGCTCCGCCTGACTGATGCAATTAAGGCTGAGGTGTACTGGCAATAGCGGACACTACCATTTGTTCTTTTTTTAAGCAGCTATCTGATGATATTTTTCCCTGAAGGCTGCCGGGGAGATATTCCCCAGACGAGAGTGACGACGCTGACGATTGTAGAAAATCTCAATGTATTCCCGTATTACTGAGATGGCTTCATCCCGGTTATTAAAACGATAGTGGCTCAGGCTCTCATTTTTCAGCGTTCCCCAGAAGCTTTCCATCGGAGCGTTGTCGTAACAGTTACCTTTACGCGACATTGATGTTTTCAGACCAGACTGCTCCTGTATGACCCGGTAATCGTATGCGCAGTACTGTGAACCTCGATCAGAGTGGTGGATTAGCCCGGCAGGTGGGCGCTGGCTCCTGAGCGCCATAAACAGGGCTTTACCTGTCAGCTCTTTTGTCATGCGCTCTCCCATGGCGTAGCCGACAATTTCGCACGTATAAACATCTTTGATGCCAGCAACATACGTCAGGTCCGCCACCCAGACCTGATTTGGTGCTGTAGGAGCGAACGTCTGGTTCAGCAGATTTGGCGCAACTAGCAGATTGTGGTTCGGGTTCGTAGTCGCTCTGAACTTGCGTTTCTGCTTACAGCGTAGCCTCAGCTCCTTACGAAGACGTGCCAGTCGGTCACGACCAACGATGATGCCATTCTCTGCCAGCTCCGTCTGGAGCCGCCGGGTTCCATATGTTTCGCGAGTGCGGATATGTGCCACCTTAATCTCCAGTTTTAGCCGCTCATCACTTTGTTTTCTGTCTGAGGGTTCATGCTGTACCCAGTTGTAATAACCGCTCCTGGATACACCAAATACCTGACACATCGCTTCAATGGGAAATTGTTGTCGCCATTGTTCGATTAACGCGTATTTTTCAGCGACTCCTGTGCAAAATACGCTGTTGATTTTTTTAATATATCGCGCTCAAGGCGAGCTTCATTTAACGCCTTACGCAGTTGCAGAATTTCAGATTCCAGTTCAGCCACCGTGCGGGAACCAGGAGTACCGAGCCCTTTTCTGGCGGCGGTAACCCATTGTCCTAAAGTGCCTTCAGGAAGAGATAATCGGGAAGCGCCTTCACTGATCGAAAGTTGATTTTCAAGAACCGTTCTGACAGCTTCGGCTTTGAACTCTTTAGAGTAACGTTGGGTTTTTCTGCTCATTATTAGCTCCTTCTGATGCCATTCTATTTCAGGAAGGAGTGTCCGTTAAACTCAGGCTACCTCAATATGCTTTCCTTCCAGGTAAACCTCGTGAACAATGTTATCAGTAGTTGCAACAGTGGCTTCATAATTGGTGTTCATGTTTTTCTCCTTAATTAAGGTTGAGCGAATCCCTGCCATTGCTGGCATAAATTCAGTTTCGAATAGTCAGTTAATTAAAGTTCGTGTGCCATCTGGTCTTTTTCGGCGCAGATTTCACTACAATATTTGCGTTTCTTTTTCCTCATCATGGTTCCGTGCATGTAAATAAGTTCAGCAGTGTAAGCCTTATCAGGGCTTACTTGTCTGTCACACAGGCCATAAGCACAGGGAATTAAATCGGGATCACCTTTCTGCTGGAGGTTTTTTTGATTATCCATAACAAATTTTTGATTCCGGTGTGTGTTATGGTCTGCTGAGGTGCAGAGGTAAAACAATAATCAAGCATAGGGTTCATATCCGTAGCTCCATTTTTATTTTAAAGAAAGTAATTGTTCCACAGTCATATTTTTAATTGCGCCCCGGTTAACAAGAGTCCATCCCTGTTTTTCCAGATAAAACCGGAAAGTCTCCAGGGTACAGACCAGTGCGCCATCAGGAACGGTTTCGGTGAATTCGACATTGCCGAATTTGTCGAAGTGAACAACCAGAGTGCGACCATCACCCGGAATCATCTTGTCAGCAGGTGGGGTGTTATTCTGGCGCAGTTCGGCCTCCATGCGGTCGAACTCAGCAATGTAGGCTTCCTTGAATGCGGCGGCTTTTTTGCCAGTGAAGCCCATCACCAGGAAAACGAAGCCGTTTTTGGTGATTTGGTACATTGGGCGTTTTTCGCCTTTGGCGTCGGTATAGGTGACGGGCTTAAAATTAAGCCGGTTAAACTCCGGCGAGCATTCGAGAGTTTCGATCTTCTGAATAACGTTTTTGTGCATTTTCCGGAAGAACTCCGCAACCGCAACAGACGTAGTGACAGCGCGACCATTTTCGATGGTTGCGTCAGGGTGAGAAAGGGTAAGGATAGTAGCCATGATGGCAGCCTCGATAGTCAGTTTAAATGACTCACCACCAGAGGTAGCAATCTCATGGGTGGTGAGACGCACAGGGTTGCTACAACCGGTGACTACCGAAACCGGCCAGCCTTGCGGCTGCCCTGCACGCCCCACCATAATCTGAATGTGGCTGTGCTTGACGCATAAAAAAACCGCCTGAGCGCGGTTATGCGCAGTAGTCATCGTCGGGGTAGCAATCCCGGCACCCGTTTTATGAGGTGCAGGTGCACTATAATTCCACCCGTTCTGGTTTTCAATAGCTACATTCAACATTTTCTCTTTCCTTTCATCACCGAAGTGAACTTTGTTGATGCGGTGCCTGGTGCCTCCAGGTGACGTTAACCAGTTAACAATTACAGTTGGCTTTCCCACCCAAACCAATAAGGACTAACATGACTTTTAACTGTGCCGCGTGCGCATAGCCGCATTCACCGCATCACAAAATTCACTTTAAAAAGGGCGGACATCAGCCAGCAATTAAACCGATGCCGCCAACTGGTACTTCACACAGCAATGTCGTTATTTACAACCGGAAGCGCACTCCCACCATTTAAATTTCACAGACAAGACCGACTCTTTATGGATACCGGAAATGCGCCTTCGTGTTGTGCCCGGTTTTATTTCACCACTTCCGGGCTTTGGTGGTATCTTTACTGAAGTTCTCACACAACCAGTAAGGAAATGAATATGCCAACGTATCTCGCCAGAGTAGAACTATATAATGCTGAGTAGACTGGCCCCCTGAATCTCCAGACAACCAGTATCACTTAAATAAGTGATAGTCTTAATACTAGTTTTTAGACTAGTCATTGGAGAACAGATGATTGATGTCTTAGGGCCGGAGAAACGCAGACGGCGTACCACACAGGAAAAGATCGCAATTGTTCAGCAGAGCTTTGAACCGGGGATGACGGTCTCCCTCGTTGCCCGGCAACATGGTGTAGCAGCCAGCCAGTTATTTCTCTGGCGTAAGCAATACCAGGAAGGAAGTCTTACTGCTGTGGCCGCCGGAGAACAGGTTGTTCCTGCCTCTGAACTTGCTGCCGCCATGAAGCAGATTAAAGAACTCCAGCGCCTGCTCGGCAAGAAAACGATGGAAAATGAACTCCTCAAAGAAGCCGTTGAATATGGACGGGCAAAAAAGTGGATAGCGCACGCGCCCTTATTGCCCGGGGATGGGGAGTAAGCTTAGTCAGCCGTTGTCTCCGGGTGTCGCGTGCGCAGTTGCACGTCATTCTCAGACGAACCGATGACTGGATGGATGGCCGCCGCAGTCGTCACACTGATGATACGGATGTGCTTCTCCGTATACACCATGTTATCGGAGAGCTGCCCACGTATGGTTATCGTCGGGTATGGGCGCTGCTTCGCAGACAGGCAGAACTTGATGGTATGCCTGCGATCAATGCCAAACGTGTTTACCGGCTCATGCGCCAGAATGCGCTGTTGCTTGAGCGAAAACCTGCTGTACCGCCATCGAAACGGGCACATACAGGCAGAGTGGCCGTGAAAGAAAGCAATCAGCGATGGTGCTCTGACGGGTTCGAGTTCTGCTGTGATAACGGAGAGAGACTGCGTGTCACGTTCGCGCTGGACTGCTGTGATCGTGAGGCACTGCACTGGGCGGTGACTACCGGCGGCTTCAACAGTGAAACAGTACAGGACGTCATGCTGGGAGCGGTGGAACGCCGCTTCGGCAACGATCTTCCGTCGTCTCCAGTGGAGTGGCTGACGGATAATGGTTCATGCTACCGGGCTAATGAAACACGCCAGTTCGCCCGGATGTTGGGACTTGAACCGAAGAACACGGCGGTGCGGAGTCCGGAGAGTAACGGAATAGCAGAGAGCTTCGTGAAAACGATAAAGCGTGACTACATCAGTATCATGCCCAAACCAGACGGGTTAACGGCAGCAAAGAACCTTGCAGAGGCGTTCGAGCATTATAACGAATGGCATCCGCATAGTGCGCTGGGTTATCGCTCGCCACGGGAATATCTGCGGCAGCGGGCTTGTAATGGGTTAAGTGATAACAGATGTCTGGAAATATAGGGGCAAATCCACTGAGCCAGAGGATTACGAAGGGCTTCATAAATATATGCTCTCACTAGGATTCAGGAGAACGATCCCCCATGGAGATGGTTCGTATAATCAACTCCCGGACGGAACTTATGTTTCCGAAAAGGGCGGTGATATTTATCAAATTCGCAGCCAGATATCTGACTATGCAGACCGACTATCCGGGTATCGCGCGTCTGTTTTTGTTTGCGAATTCAGTCAATGCGCATGGTATTTATACCCCGCCAAGACCCGGTGAATATCCTGCACGGCCTTCTGCTTTGTAGAAGGCTTCTTCGCTATCATAATCGCCAGATTCCAGCGCTTCTTTAGCCAGCCAGATGCGTGCCCCAGTGCCTGCATTTGGCTCCAGTTGTTGGAGGCGTTTTGCATCTTCTAGGAGTAGAGCGATAACGTGTTTTAATTCTGTCTCGTTCATTTTACTCACCTGAATGTCTTCCCAACCAACGACGTGCGCCAGCTTCGGTTTTAAACGTTTTGCTTTTGGTATACGTTATGGCGGTGAATGTGCCGTCCTGGTTGGGGAACACGCCGTACACCGGAGATTCGTTGTTGCCAAGATCGATAGTATTCATGTTGACCCCATTTCCCCTTAACGCCGGGGTAGCGGAACTGTTTGCTGAGAACACCGTGCGGTGTCTTGATGAATAAAATTTAGAATAACCTAAGGAGGGTGATCAAGATTTTTATGTAGAAAAACCTAAGTTTTTTGATGTAAAAAACACAAGTGTTTGAAAGTTTGTGCTTTTTATTACAGGGTGTGGAGAAAAAAGGGGATTATTTGTTTGCGCTTCTTTTGCGAGCTTTGAGTAGTTCTTCAAAAAGTTTGTTGAAATTTTCAACTCGAGCACGCATCTCTGACAACAGGGCCTTTTGCTCTGACTCAGGCAGTGCGTCGAACAGTTGAAGTAACTCTTTTTGATCTTCTGTCAGAATGGCTGGCTGATTATCCGGGATCGGTTCGCCTGGTTGTTTATCTTCATCCCCAAAAAGAAGCCAAGTCGGTGAGCACTGAAGCGCTTGGCTCAGTGCGAATAATCTTTTCCCCGCCGGCTGTGTTTCATCTCTTTCCCATTGAGAAATTGTTACGTGAGCCACTTTGACCAGCTTACCTAATGCGGCCTGAGACAGTTTTAATTTTTTACGCCTATGTAAGAGGCGAGCACCGAAGGTTTCGTTTTTCATATTAGGGAATTCTAATTTTTCTTGACTTAGGTTTCTCTACGGCCTGGTTTCCTTAGGAAAATCTAAGGAGCTCGATATGTTGAAAATTGATGCTATAGCGTTTTTTGGCAGCAAAACAAAGCTTGCCAATGCCGCAGGAGTTAGGTTGGCAAGCATTGCTGCATGGGGGGAACTGGTTCCTGAAGGTCGCGCGATGCGCCTGCAAGAGGCATCTGGCGGGGAACTTCAGTACGACCCCAAAGTTTATGACGAATATCGTAAGGCAAAACGACCTGGGAAGGTGATTCATGAAAATCAGGCATGAGCACATCGAATCAGTGCTGTTAGCCTTGGCAGCCGAAAAAGGGCAGGCGTGGGTCGCTAACGCAATTACTGAAGAATATCTGCGGCAGGGGGGCGGCGAATTGTCTCTGGTACCAGGCAAGGACTGGAACAATCAGCAGAATATCTATCACCGTTGGTTGAAAGGTGAAACGAAAGCGCAAAGGGAAAAAATTCAGAAACTGATCCCTGCGGTTCTGGCAATTCTTCCGCGTGAGCTGCGTCACCGACTCTGTATCTTCGATACCCTGGAACGCCGTGCATTACTGGCGGCGCAGGAAGCGTTGAGTACGGCAATTGATGCGCATGATGATGCTGTCCAGGCCGTTTACCGGAAAGCACATTTCAGCGGTGGTGGGTCGCCCGGCGATTCTGTCGTAGTGCATTGATTGAAATTAATCGTGCCGGATTGTTTTGTTCGGTATCAGTTAAATGTAACGCTGCGAGCGTTACAAGGTGAAAACAAATGGCTTCAAACTGGATAAAGCTCGAGGTTATTACGCCGGATAAGCCGGAAATATTCAGGCTTGCTGAGATTCTGAATATTGATCCAGATGCCGCATTAGGGAAGGTTATTCGCTTCTGGGCATGGGCGGATCAACAAATGATAGACGGTAATGCAGATTGTAACGCTCGCGGCGTTACAAAAAGTGCAATATATCGCATCACTTTTATGTCTGGTTTTGCTGATGCGTTAATTCAGGTTGGATGGCTGGTCGAAAATGACGGTGGGCTTTCTCTACCTAACTTTGAACGTCATAACGGAAAAAGCTCTAAAAAACGGGCGGTTACAAACGAGCGAGTAACAAAAATACGCGAACTGAAACGAAAAGGTAACGCTGCCAGCGTTACACAAACGGATCAAAAAGCGTTACCAGTGGAAGAGGAAGAGGAAGAGGAAGAGGAAGATCTAAATACTGATCTCCCCCTAAATCCCCCTCGCCAAAAACGAGCGTCTAAAAAATTCGAGCCGGAGGCTATTGAGCTGCCCGATTGGTTGCCGGAAACACTCTGGCATGAGTGGGTCCGGTTCAGACAGGCATTGCGAAAACCGATTCGAACGGAGCAGGGCGATACGGGAACTGGAAAAATTCCGTCAGCAGGGTTTTACACCTGAGCAGGTGATTCGACACAGCATCGCCAATGAATACCAGGGCCTGTTCGCGCCGAAAGGTGTTCGGCCTGAGACGTTGCTCCGACAGGTTAACACCGTCTCGTTGCCGGACAGTGCGATCCCGCCAGGCTTCAGGGGGTAACGGACCATGAAAAATATTGCGACAGGCGGCGTTCTGGAACGCATCCGCCGACTGACCCCGCAACATGTAACCGCCCCATTCAGAACGGTAGCGGAGTGGCGCGAGTGGCAACTTGCTGAAGGCCAGAAACGTAGCGAGGAGATCAACCGCCTGAATCGCCAGTTGCGGGTGGAAAAAATTCTGAATCGCTCAGGCATCCAGCCGTTGCACCGTAAATGCTCGTTTGCGAATTACCAGGTGCAGAACGACGGCCAGCGATACGCGTTAAGCCAGGCGAAATCCATCGCCGATGAACTGATGACCGGGTGTACAAATTTTGCGTTCAGCGGAAAACCTGATACCGGGTAGAATCACTTAGCGGCAGCTATCGGGAATCGCCTGCTGAAAGACGGTCAGACAGTGATTGTGGTTACCGTGGCTGATGTTATGAGCGCCCTGCACGCCAGCTATGACGATGGGCAGTCAGGCGAAAAATTTTTGCGGGAGCTGTGCGAAGTGGATCTGCTGGTTCTTGATGAAATTGGCATTCAGCGCGAGACGAAAAACGAGCAGGTGGTGCTGCACCAGATTGTTGATCGCCGGACAGCGTCGATGCGCAGCGTGGGGATGCTGACAAACCTGAACTATGAGGTGATGAAAACATTGCTCGGCGAGCGGGTGATGGATCGCATGGTCATGAACGGCGGGCGCTGGGTTAATTTTAACTGGGAGAGCTGGCGTCCGAATGTTAGCCATTCGAGGGTTGTTAAGTAGTTTCAGGAGGATTTATGGCGAAACCTTTTACTCCCGAACAGCGGGAAGAACTGAAGACGCGAATTGTGGAACTCGTGCATCAGGACGGTCGGGTCACGATTCGGCAGTTGTCCGATGAAACAGGTATCAGTCGTGCGTCTGTCGGTCGCTTATGCATAGAACTGGTCGCAAGTGGTGATGTATATAATTCTGGCTACGGCTTATTCCCGTCTGAACAGGCTCGCAAGGACTGGCAAAGCGCCCGCAAAAAACTCTCGAGAGTAAAGGTGAGGAAACCGGTTGTTGTTGATCCGGACCTTATCTGGTCATTACCTGACGGAGAAATACGCCGCTACGACAGGCGCCTGAATATAATCTGTCGCGAGTGCCGGAAGAGCGAAGCTATGCAGCGTGTACTGGCTTTCTATCAGGGTAATTTTCAGGAGGCGATACTGTGAATGAAATTAGCTATCAGGCTTCAATTACCGCTGGCATTCGCATCAAAGGAGAGGAGCATGGAAATAAAACCAGAAGATGAGTTAAGCAATATCGTTTTATTTCCGATAAAAGAGGATGACCCTCGTAATCAGGTTAATTTTCTTTATAAGCCATCGGAAAGACCATATTGCCATCACGCCTCTGTACGGGTTGACGAAAAAGAGCGTCAGGTCCGCTGTAAAATCTGCGGTGCGGTTGTGGAGCCGTTTGACTGGATGCTCTCTGTGGCAAAAAGAGAAACCAGACTGGCAGATGATGTAAGGCTATTGCGCCAGGAGGAACAGGAAAGGCGGAGAAATATAGAAAAGCTGATACAGATTGAGCGTAACGCGAAAGCGCGGATACGCAGGGCGACAAAATCCAGAACTGAATAATTAAATTTAGCACTGTTAAAAATTTAATCCTTAACCGGAGGGATTTCTGCACCCTCAAATCATCAGGAGACCGCCCGAAAGGGCGGGGAGCAGTCACACATCTGTTTCCGATAGCCCCGTTCTAATGCTACACTCTTTGATATTTTTATGACCTCAATAAACATATTTATGACAGTTGCTGATTTCAAACGGCCCAAATTGGAGCTCCCAAACGGGGCAAACAAACTACTACTGCACTCTTGCTGTGCTCCATGTTCCGGTGAGGTGATGGAGGCGCTTCAGGCCTCGGGAATCGACTACACCATCTTTTTCTACAACCCGAACATTCATCCTCAGAAAGAGTATTTAATTCGTAAGGATGAGAATATTCGCTTTGCTGAACAACACGGCGTGCCGTTTATTGATGCTGATTACGACACAGACAACTGGTTTGAACGAGCCAAAGGAATGGAATGGGAGCCCGAACGAGGGATCCGTTGCACCATGTGTTTTGACATGCGTTTTGAGCGGACAGCGCTGTACGCCGCTGAAAATGGTTTCAGTGTGATCAGCAGTTCACTGGGCATTTCACGCTGGAAAAATATGCAGCAGGTTAACGACTGTGGGCGGCGAGCCGTCGCGCATTATCCGGGCATGGTGTACTGGGATTATAACTGGCGCAAGCAGGGCGGCTCGTCCCGTATGATTGAAATCAGCAAGCGCGAAAAATTCTATCAGCAGGAATATTGTGGCTGTGTGTATTCTCTGCGCGATACCAATCTACACCGCAAATCTCAGGGACGCCCTCTTATCAAAATTGGTCAACTCCACTACGGTAAAGAAGAGAAGGAGTGATTTTATGGGGCACCTTTCTGATTGATTTCATATTGGCGAGGTAAGTAGAATGACTGCGGGTGCTTGAGGCTATCTGCTTCAGGCATGAACACCAAAAGGCAGATAGAGAAAAGCCCCAGTTAACATTACGCGTCCGGCAAGACGCTTAACATTAATCTGAGGCCAATTTCATGCTTTGCACATGTAGGTTAGCCTCTTACATGCCGAAAGGCAAGGAGAAGCAGGCTATGAAGCAGCAAAAGGCGATGTTAATCGCCCTGATCGTCATCTGTTTAACCGTCATAGTGACGGCACTGGTAACGAGGAAAGACCTCTGTGAGGTACGAATCCGAACCGGCCAGACGGAGGTCGCTGTCTTCGTAGACTACGAATCCAGGAAGTAAGAGTGACCGGGTGGGGAGCTGATCCCATCCCCGCCCACCTCTGATGTGTCAGGCATCCTCAACGCACCCGCACTTAACCCGCCCATCGCTGTGATCTCTCAGCGTTTCGGCGGGTTTTTTGTTGTTTATTTCCGGTGAATTTGATTCGCGCACCTTCGCAGATAGAATCGACTCACTTAAGTAGCGCGCAGGGAGAAGAGGGATGGACCCCGAACAGGGGAGAGCTATTTATCTGGAAGGATTCTGAAGATGAAAATCGAAGAATTGCGTGAAATTTTTAGTGAAAATGGCCTCTATGCTGTGCGCGTTGAGAATGGAGCGATTGTCAGCCATTGCCGCATTAGATGTTTGCAATCTCAACAAAGGAAGAGCGGTGCTGTGTTATTTTATTTTTGTAATGGACTTCTGACGGACGGTTTTATTTTGCGTGAGGACGAATTTGTCACATCATTACGGGTTTTGAAAAAGATTGGTTTTAAGGCTGGTTTTCTGCTTTTGCTGAAGAATAAACTCATCTACAATCTTGAGCAGGATTGAACTCCTGCTGTGTAACACCGTGCCACCGGAGAAAGCCGATGGCACATATACAACTGGTCAAACAAACCTCTTCCGGATTACTTCTCCCGGCGACGCCGGAGAGTTGCGATTTTCTGCATCAAATCAAAATAGGTGAGTGGATACACGCAGACTTTAAGCGTGTGCGTAACTACGCATTCCACAAGCGTTTTTTCAAACTCCTGCAACTGGGTTTCGTTTACTGGACTCCGGTCGGTGGGGCGATCACGCCTCGCGAACGAAAACTGGTGTCCGGTTTCGTTGATTACCTGTGTGAATCAGTAGGCCGGGAACATACGCCAGCTCTGAGCGAAGCGGCAGAGCAATATCTGAATACAGTTGCGACACGCAGAACCCGTGATACGGCATTGCTAAAGTCGTTTGAGGCTTGAGGTGTACTGGCAATAGCGGACACTACCATTTGTTCTTTTTTTAAGCAGTCATCTGATGATATTTTTCCCTGAAGGCTGCCGGGGAGATATTCCCCAGACGAGAGTGACGACGCTGACGATTGTAGAAAATCTCAATGTATTCCCGTATTACTGAGATGGCTTCATCCCGGTTATTAAAACGATAGTGGCTCAGGCTCTCATTTTTCAGCGTTCCCCAGAAGCTTTCCATCGGAGCGTTGTCGTAACAGTTACCTTTACGCGACATTGATGTTTTCAGACCAGACTGCTCCTGTATGACCCGGTAATCGTATGCGCAGTACTGTGAACCTCGATCAGAGTGGTGGATTAGCCCGGCAGGTGGGCGCTGGCTCCTGAGCGCCATAAACAGGGCTTTACCTGTCAGCTCTTTTGTCATGCGCTCTCCCATGGCGTAGCCGACAATTTCGCACGTATAAACATCTTTGATGCCAGCGAGGTACAACCATCCCTCCTGTGTGGCAACATACGTCAGGTCCGCCACCCAGACCTGATTTGGTGCTGTAGGAGCGAACGTCTGGTTCAGCAGATTTGGCGCAACTGGCAGATCGTGGTTCGGGTTCGTAGTCGCTCTGAACTTGCGTTTCTGCTTACAGCGTAGCCTCAGCTCCTTACGAAGACGTGCCAGTCGGTCACGACCAACGATGATGCCATTCTCTGCCAGCTCCGTCTGGAGCCGCCGGGTTCCATATGTTTCGCGAGTGCGGATATGTGCCACCTTAATCTCCAGTTTTAGCCGCTCATCACTTTGTTTTCTGTCTGAGGGTTCATGCTGTACCCAGTTGTAATAACCGCTCCTGGATACACCAAATACCTGACACAT